GTTTAAGTCAACTGTGGAGATTGTAAATAAATAGACTTACTAATAAATTTGTAAATATAAATATAATAAACATAATTTGTAAAAAGATAAACATAATTTGTAAAAAGATGACGTTTAGACCCCAGATGGGAGCTGTAGCTGAAGCCTCGGTTCAAAAGAAGGGGACCTTTACCGCTCAAGAAAATGTCGAGTTTTCGGATCAAATGGAACCCTATATCTATGATGCAGGGGGAGAAATGGATCCGACCAGATCGTTGCAAGACACAGATGATGCAACATTGGACAATTTCTTTAGTCGACCTTTGAAGATTCATGAGGCTGAGTGGGGCACGGGAACATCTTTGTATTTTAATATAGACCCTTGGAGTCTGTATTTCGATAATGCCCGTGTCATTAATCGACTAACCAACTACAAGTTGCTAAAAGCTAAGTTACATTTGAAACTTGTCATCAATGGCAATGGGTTTCAGTATGGGAGAGCTATTGCTTCCTATTTACCCTACGCTCTTGCTGATAGCTTGTCAACCAGTCGTGGTTTGATTCCAGAGGATTTGGTCCAGGAATCACAGAGACCTCATGTATATTTGGATCCCACTACTTCTAGTGGGGGAGAGATGATTTTACCAATGATGTGGTATCGAAATTATCTAGATATTCCGAATAGTTCATGGGATGAACTGGGTGCATTGACAGTTCGATCAATAAATGATTTGAAACATGCCAATGGGGCAAGTGATCAAGTTACTGTCAGTGTATTTGCTTGGGCTGAAGATGTTTCATACAGTGTTCTTACTTCTGTTGAAGCTGGTTCGCTTGTTCCTCAAATGGGAGAAATTGACGAGGCAAACACTAAAGGTGTTATTTCCAAGCCAGCTAGTGTAATTGCAAAGTGTGCTGGATCCTTAAAGTCAGTACCATCGATTGCACCATTTGCTCTAGCAACTGAAATGGCAGCTACGACTGTAGGTAATGTAGCAAAGATGTTTGGATACTCTCGACCGCCTATAACAAAGGCGCCAGAACCGTTTGTTCCGCGCCCGTGTGGACAATTGGCTGTAACTAATGTTCCGGACAATTGTTTCAAGTTAACAGTCGATGAAAAACAGGAGTTGTCCATTGATCCGCGTATTGCTGGATTGAAGGGAGGAGATGATCCTCTCAATATCCGCAATATAGCTAGCCGAGAATCCTATCTTACAACTTTTAGTTGGACCATAGGAACTGCTCCTGAAACCTTGCTCTGGAATGCTCGTGTTGATCCAGTAATTTGGTCGGAAGCTTTCTTGCCTGCAAGAGAATTGCACTTACCTGCGTGCGCTGTGGCAAGTTTGCCTTTTCAGTATTGGACAGGATCCATGAAGTTTCGATTTCAGATTGTGTGTTCATCATTCCACAAAGGAAGATTGAAAGTTGTGTACGATCCCGACTGGATTTCAGTAAATGAGTACAACACTAATTATCTTCACATTGTGGATATTGCTGATACAAAGGATTTCACTATTGAGATTGGCAATGGTCAAGCAACTACTTTGTTGGAACATCACATTCCTGGTGTTGATTCAGTCACCCAGATGTATAGTACGACAGAGTATGCTGATAAAGAGCAAGGTAATGGTGTTATTGGTTTGTATGTCGTAAACGAGTTAACCACTCCGAATAGCACTGTTACTAATGACATCGAGGTGAATGTTTTCGTGTCAATGGGAGATGATTTTGAGGTATTTGTACCGACTGATGAATTTCAACGATATGTATATAAGCCCCAAATGGGCATGAAACCTCAAGCTGGAGAGCTTGTACCGGAATCTGAAAATACCACTGAACCAAGCGCGCCCTTGCATGACGAAACTGTAAAGTTAGGACCGACAATGCAAGATGATGAATTGATAAACAAAGTTTATACAGGAGAATGCATAACATCATTTCGCCAAATGCTTAAACGATATAATTTGCACTCATCAATTGGCTTTCTTACTAATTCAAATGCTTTGTTGCAGTTGGAAATGGCTGCTTTCCCATATCTTCGTGGGGCAGTAACAGGAGCGATTCATCGGCGTGCGCTTGAATCTGCACCTTATAACTACTGTAACACAGTGATGCTTCATTGGGTCACCCATTGTT